AAAAGTAGGGGTGTAAAAACCCCTACTTGTTTATAAAAACAAGAAAAGGATATATAATGACAGATTCAGTTACTCCCAAAATCGCCCAAGTTTCATTAGCGAGTTTATTAACTCCAAGTAAGACAGTGTCCATTGACTTCCCTGGCTATAAAGGGTTTAGTGTAGATATTTGTTATTTGGGCAGGGATGAATTACTAAAACTTCGTAAGAAGTGTGTTAGCACAAAATTTAATAAGCGTACTCATCAACCAGAAGAAAACTTAGATGAAGATAAGTTTCTGGAAGAGTATGTTGGTGCAGTTATCAAGGGATGGACGGGACTAAAATTTTCATACTTAGAAGAGTTTCTTTTGGTGGATATTTCAGCTCACAAACCTGATGACGAGTTACCTTTTACTCAAGACAATGCAGAACTATTGATGCGAAATTCAAATAGTTTTGACTCTTGGGTAACTGATACTGTTTCAGACCTAGAAAATTTTACTGGGAGCAAGTAACCTTAATACAGGACTTACTTGCTCGGTTTGTAAAAGAACAGTCTTCGCCCGTATCTATGGATCAGTATCTAGAGATATGCGAGCAACTAGGTACAGAGCCTGACCCCCAAAAGATGCCGCTTACCGAGTCGAGTTTTCCGACAGAGGTTCAAGTGGCATTTTTTATGTTTAGTCTTCTCTCAGATGTCTGGGAAGGAATGTCCGGCACTTATTGTGGGAAAGACTGGTCTCATTGCTCACAGTTATTTGATATTTATAACGTAGATGATCCTAAGACAACTCTATATTTCATGAAACTCTATGAACGAATACTAATGAATCATAGGTCAGAAGAAGCAGACAGAAAACGAAAAGCAGAAGAGCGTAAAGCTAAAAGCGGTGGTAAGAATTACACCCATAATGTGACGGGCTAATGGCAAAAAATAAGATTGAAATAGATATTGTCGTAAATGGCAAAATGCAGAAAGCTACCGTATCTGCGCAAAAGCTTAATAAAGCTCTTGGCAAAACTGCTACAGGCGCTCAAGTAGCGGATCGTACATTGAAAGGCGCTGCAGGTGCTTCTTCAAATACTACTAAAAACTTTTCAAAGATGGCTCAAGGAATAAATGGAGGTTTAGTACCTGCATATGCTACTCTTGCCGCTAATCTATTCGCAGTTTCGGCAGCTTTTACATTTCTAAAGGACGCAGGAAATTTAGTAACTCTTCAAAAAGGTCAAGAAGCCTACGCAGGAGCAACGGGTGTAGCTCTTCGATCCTTGTCAAATGATATTATTGCAGCTACAGACGCCCAAATTAACTTTACAGATGCTTCCCAGGCAGCTGCAATTGGAGTATCCGCAGGGCTCACTGGAGATCAATTAACTCGGCTTGGAACAGCAGCAAAAGATGCTTCCATTATTCTTGGTAGAGATGTAACTGATTCTTTTAATCGATTAATTCGTGGTGTAACAAAAGCAGAGCCAGAACTCCTAGACGAATTAGGTATTATACTTCGACTAGACGATGCAACTCAAAAATATGCTGATTCTTTAAATAGGGATGCAAAGAGTTTAACAGCATTTGAAAGGTCTCAAGCAGTAGCAAATGACGTACTAGAGCAAGCAGAGAAAAAGTACTCTAGAATTATAGCAGTTGTAAATCCTGGTGTTAATGTATTTAATAAACTAGGCAAGTCTTTTGATGATATTATAAATAGTATAAAAGAATTTGCAGCCGCAATGCTCGGGCCTTTTGCAGAGGCCATATCTCAATTTCCTGCGCTTGGCGTAGCATTATTAGGAGTATTTGGTAAAGGAGTTTTAACTGCCGCTCTTCCAGGTTTACGAGATATCGGAGAAAATGCAAAAGCTAGCGCGGAACAAGCTCAAGAATCTTTTGATAAAGCAAAAGCTTCTTTAAAAGACTATACTACTGAAACTCGTATTGCTAATAAACAATCTGCCGCTGAAAGAGCCCAAGCACTGGGCGATCCGGGGTTTAAAACTAGAAATCCTAATAGCGGTTTTGAAATGATTAAACAAGGAAAAGGAGGGGATTTAAGTTCTCAACAGATAGTAGGAATGCAAAGAGCTGTTCAAAATAATAAGAAAATGACCAACCAAATGAAAGCTCAATGGAAAGCTGCGTTAGCTGAAATGCTTCTTGCAACAAAAACAAGTACAAAAGGCATAGAGCAAGAGTTTAAAAAGACAACAGGCAAAATTGGCCTATTTATGAGAATGGCCCAAGTTCAAGTTACAGGAGCTTTTGCTACTATGAAACTGGCGGCTGCATCTTTTGCTGGTTATGCGGCCACTGCGCTTTCCGTAATTTCTTGGATTGCCCTTATTGCTACTCTGGGTGCTGTTGTCTATCAATTTTTTAAAACTAAAAAAGCAGCAGATGAAAGCAGTGAAGCCCTAGACTATGCAAGTCGAAAAGTAGAGGAGCTAACAGATGAATTTAAAAACTTTAACAAAATTCAGGAGATAATAACAGAAGATGGGGCAGGTTCTTTAAAGTACTTTACTGCATTGGGAGAAAGAATCGGGTCGCTCTCTACAGCTAGTATGAATCCTTTACTTGAAACCGGATTCTCTACGTACATAGACTTTCAAACAGAAAACTTAAAAAATGTAGAAAAATTAGAAGCACGTATAGAAAAAGCCCAAAGCAATGTGAATACAGCGCTAGCAAAGTCTGAGAGAGCGGGTGGGTCCTATGCTCCCTTCGAAGTAGCCTACGAAGACGCTGTAGATAAGTTAAATTATTTTAATGAGAAGTTAAACGAATCAAATAAAACTTTTGGAGACTTTCTTAATACATCTGATGACCAAAGACTAGCTAAGTTAGGAACATATTTTACAGATCAAGCAGAAAACTTAAGTTTAATATCCAATAACTTAGGTGGAGCAGGTTCTAGTTCTATAAAAAAATACTTGGGCATAGTTCAAGAGTTATTAAATACAAGATCTCCAGAAAGGGCAAGAGAGCTCTGGGTAGAATTAGAAGGGCAGCAAAAAGCCGTAGCAGATGCAACCTCCCTTTTTAAAAACTATACTAGAGGTTTAGAAGATACACAGAATCAAGCAAAACAGCTTAGAACTTCGTTTATGGGAATGACTCCAGCAGAATCTGCAGTAAAAGCTTTAGAAGCTCAATTAGAACTAACCAATAGTTTACGAGATGAGTACGGAAATTTACTACCGAGCCAGCAGAAAAACTTAGATATCACAGAAAAAGACTTAGCTTTCGCAAAGGCTCTTGATAATCTTGAAAAAAATAAAATAACCAGAGCAAATGAACTCGCTCTACGCACAGAAAAAGATTTACGCGGTCGTACAAAGCGTCAGAAAGATTTAATAAATCTTGGCTTACAGGCCAAGCAGTTAGACGATAATAGGAAATACATAGAAGAACAACTTGCTCTACTTGAAGATCAAAGATTAGAGCCCGGCGAAACTCTAAATAATCAACAACAAACTCGTTTAACCCAGCTTCAACAAGAATTAGCACTAAATGAAGAGAAAGAAAGGTCCTTAGAAAGACAAATTTCTTTAGGTTCCCAGTTACTAGATACGGCTAATCAAGCATTAGAGAGTAACTTACAGTCTAATATTGCTGCAATTATTAAAGGGGAGGAAAAAAGCCTAAAAGATGCGATTCTTCTTATAGGCCAAGGAGTTCTGAACAGCCTTGCCGATACTTTATCTGGGCAGCTCACAGATATTATAATGGGAACAGATCCTATAACTACAGGGCTAAAGCAAGGAAAAGCCATAGCTTCCGAAATGATAGCGGCAGGCCACCAAGTAGCAACTACTATAGCCTCTGCAATCAAAACGGGGCCTTCTAAAGCCGGAGAAGTTTTATTAGGCGAGACAAAAGGCTCTAAAGCTATGACAGAAGATATTTCGTCAGGAGAGCAAGGAGTAACACGTGAAGGTACTATACGCAGGGGTGGAATTTTTAGTAATTTTATTAATGGATTAAAAAGTATATTTGATCCTGATTCTAGTTTCCTAGACAAATTTAAAAATATATTCTCTGGAGGTGCCGATGCTTTTAAGAATATATTTGGAGGTATAGGAAGCTTGTTAACTTCTATTATTCCTGGTATGGGTGGAGGCTTTATGAGTCTATTTGCTCGTAATGGAGGAGTCTTCTCTCAAGGAAGAAATATGCCTGGATATGCCGCTGGAGGAGTTTCAAAAGGGCCTAATGCTGGTTACCCTGTAATGATGCACGGGACAGAAGCAGTAGTTCCTCTGCCCGACGGAAAGTCAATTCCTGTAAGTATGCAGGGTGCAGGACAACAAAATAATGTTACTGTAAACGTCTCTGTTGATAATCAAGGGAATGCGTCTACAAATACTCAACAAGACTCTGCACAAGCAGGCAATCTTGGAAGTGTAATTGCACGAGCAGTGCAACAAGAACTACAAAATCAGAAACGATCGGGTGGAATACTTAACCCATATGGAGCAGCATAATGGCACTTGGATTTACAACTTCAGCTAGTTTCGGAAGTAGAGCAATATTACCTGACAAAGGCATTGGACGACAGTCTACTCCTCGTGTACTTGTAGCTAAGTTTGGAGACGGCTATGAGCAGCGCCTTGTTGATGGTATTAACTCTGTAGAAGAAACTTTTAGTGTAACTTTTAATAATCGTACTGCAGCAGAGATTGATGATATTACTGGGTACTTTGGGTCTTTAAAAGGGGCTACTTCTTTTACTTATACAGTACCAGACAGCAACGCAGCAGGCGGGGAGTTAGCACTTAAAGTTATTTGTCAAAATTACAATCAAATGTATACCCATGATGGGTTTTATTCCGTATCAGCAACATTTAAAAGAGTTTATGAAGCATGAGCGAGTTAATTGAAGCAGTACAACTACAAGAGCCTGGAAGTGAGCTAGTAGAATTATATGAACTTACAGTAAATAATACTATTCTTTATTTCCACGCAGGACTTGAAGAAGACTTAACAGAAGTTCAATTTAGAGATCGTACTAGCCCTTATACTGCTAGAACTTATATTGCCTTTCCTATTATGATGGATGGAGTAGATTTAAGTGCAGATGGTGCAATTAATCGTCCAACTCTAACTGTAGCAAATGTAGCAAATACATTTTCTTCTGCTATTGGAGATATAAAAGCAGAAGACTTAGTAGGGGAGCGACTTACAAAACGCACTACTCTTAAAAAGTATTTAGTAGGAGAATCGGGAGACACTTCTCCTTCTGTAGAGTTTCCGATAAGGAAATTTATACTTGATAGAATTAGTGGAGAGAACAACACTGCAGTAACTTATGAGCTTGCGGCTCCTTATGACTTATCTGGAATTACTCTACCGAACCGTAAGGTTGTAGGTAAGTATTGCTCTTGGCAGTATCAAGGTTATGGCCTTTCACAAAAGGGTGGATGTATTTGGAGCAAAGATAGTGTAGTTTCTTACTCAGACGGCTCCGGCGGGGTCAATACACACAAGGCATATTTCACAGAGGATGACGAACCGATAGTTCCTGCAGGTTCTACTATGACAGGCTGGGCAGTCGGACAATACAAAACTTATGTTGCTTATAATGCAGGCACTGAGTACGACCCAGAAGATTACGTAGAGTATAACGACGGAAATCAAACAACAGTATGGAAGTGTATTAGTACCAGTACGGGCAATACTCCAGGGTTAAATTCGAGTTATTGGTCGAAAGGAGACATATGCGGTAAAAAATTATCTTCATGTAAATGTAGATTCCAATTTAAACCTCAGTCTTCTAACACTAGTAATTCAGATCCTTCTACCGAGAAAAATACCGGTAAAATACTGCCTTTCGGAGCCTTTATAGGAAGCATGAAATTCAGATGATAGATGATATTCAGGAGCACTTTGAGAAAGAGTTCCCACGAGAAGCTTGCGGAATAATTGGCATAGTAAAAGGTAAGAGACAATATTTTGCTTGCAAGAACCTAGCAAAAGAAGATGAAGATTTTATACTTGATCCTACAGACTATATTTCAGTAAAGCGAAAAGCGGATATATTTGCAATAGTCCATAACCATATAGATTGGACAAATGAAGCAAGTGAGAACGATAAAAAGCACTGTAATTCTTTAGGAATACCTTACTATATTTTTAGCTATCCAGATATGAAACTAAACATACTGGAACCAGAAATAAAAGTAAATCCTTTAATAGGGCGAGAGTATGAGTTTGGTAAATTCGATTGTCTCGAAGCGTGTAAGGATTATTATAAAGAACACTTAGGATTACAACTACAAAATAGGTTACCCTACTTAGACGATTGGTGGGAACACGGGCATAACTACTTTACAGACGAACATATTCAAGAATGGGGATTTAATAAAGTAGAAGACTTACAGCCCAATGATTTATTAATATTTACAATGGGAGCTTCGGTTCCTAACCATTGCGGGGTCTATACTGGTAATGATATTTTCTTTCATCACGCAGTAAACAGACTTTCTTGCAGAGAAAATTTATATCCTTTATGGAAAAAGTACTTAACTGGAATATACCGATATGAAACGTAGCATTTATCTTGAAGGTGAATTAGCATTAAAATTTGGAGCACAACACGACTTTTACGGAGACAGTGTTAAGGATGCGTTGCGCCTATTAGATGCGAATAACTCAGAATTAAAAAAGTATCTTATAGATGCTGCTGAGTGCGATATTGGTTTTCATATTGAAGTCGGAGGACAAGAGCTTGATAATGCTTTAGAGTGTTTATTGCCTCTTCGTGAGGGTGATATAATTATTACTCCTATTCCTGCAGGTTCTAAGTCTGGTGAAGGTAAAATTCTTACAGCTATAGCAATAGCTAGTTTATTCTTTTTTGGTCCTGCAGCTGGCTTTCTTACCAACACAACTACTAATGCGGCAGGACTTACAGTTACTACTCTAAGTACCCCCGGACTGGTAGTAGCACAGCTCGCAGTAAGCCTAGCAATAACAGGTATTCAGCAACTTATGGCTCCAGACCCTTCTGTCGATGCCAAAGAAGAAGGATACTTATTTAATGGAGCAGAGCAGACTATTGTAGAAGGTATGCCCGTCCCTTTACTATACGGAGAGCTTCGTGTGCCTGGATACCCTGTATCCTTTGAAATGATACAAGGAGCTAAAAGAGTTACCTCAGTTAATCAAGAACCCACAGTGAACGGAGACGCATGGGTTGATAGCGTATTTGAAAGTGGAGAGCACGATCACTACAACAACTTAACGCAAGGTGCAATAGTAGGTAAAGCAGATATAGTCTTAGAAACTCCTATGTCGGGCGGAGCTTCTGCTGCTAATCTTCAAGATATTTTATTC